TTATTCCAAATTCAAGACCAACGTTAGTGCCGAGACAGAAGGCGCATGGTTTGACCTTGGCGAAGCTGGCCGCTTCAAGATTGCCCGCTCTGGTGGAAACAACCGCGAATACCTGAAGATTTTCAATAGGCGCGCAAAGCCGCACAAGCAGCTCATTGACGCCGGAAAACTTGGCGAAGACGAGAATACCAAGTTTATGACTGAAGTCTTCGCAGAGGCCAACCTGAAGGGCTGGGATGGCGTCACCGACGAGAACGGAGAAGACATGGCCTACAGCTTTGAGAATGCGGTCAAACTGCTGACTGATCTCCCTGATTTGTTCCTGCTGCTCCTGACCAAATCCCAGGACATGAACAACTACCGCGAGGAGGTGCTGGCAGAGAGTCTAAAAAACTCTGGGCCGTCCTCCTCTATGGCCTAGAGTGGGGCGGCGCTGAAAAAGGAATAATAGAGAACTGTCAACGCATGGGGCGGCCAGTCCCTGACGCTATAGCGAACGCTCCAAGGCTTGATCCTTGGCTAGAACTCTATAGGGTTGGCTTTCTTGATTTGACCTCTTGCCGCTCTATTGGAATGGTCATTGGGCCTATTTCCACTCTGTCAATCCTGGACTACTGCGCGCATTTCGGGATTGACGGAGAGCAAAGAGATGATTTTGTGTGGCTGATGCAAAACATGGACGCAAAATATTTAGAGTGGACAAGGACTAAAGATGGCGAACCTGCACGACCTAGCGAGAAGAATGGAAATACTCGCAGACGGCGTTGAGCAAAATACCAATGACGTGGTGCGCAAATGCGCGCTGGTTGTTGATCAGTCTTTAGTGATGGGCACCCCTGTAGACACAGGGCGTGCCCGTTCTAATTGGATAGCCTCTATAGGACAAGCCACGGAAGGCATTAGAGCGCCTTATTATGCAGGCAAAGGACTAGGCGTAGGCGGGACCGCTAATGCATCCGCAGCGATGGCTCAGGCGCAGCAGGTATTCGCAAAAAGACAAATAGGGCAAGAAATTCACATTGTCAATAATTTGCCTTATATTGAGTCATTGGATGGCGGACACTCGCCGCAAGCCAGCCCAGGGATGATAGGGAGAGCAATAGATAACGGAATTGAAGCCGTAAGGCGCTTAAAGGTGGTGAAATAATGGCAACGGAAAGAATAGATATTGTCGTAACTGACAGCGGAACGAAGAGTGCAGCTCAGAACATCCAATCCGTTGGGACGGCGGCTAATTCGTCGGCTGTGTCCATTGAAAAAATGGAATCCGCTCTGGCCCAATCTGCCCAGGCAATATCCATTCTTTCGTCCGAGCTCAATCAGGCACGGGCCGACCTTAGCCAGACAAGATCAGAGACGAACGCGCTGAACAACGCGCTGAAAACAGAACGCGAGCGAGCCGATGCCGCAGGCAAGGAAATGCAAATCCTGAACGATAGGATTAATGCATTGACCGCCAAAAAGAAAGCCCTCACGCCTACAGTCAACAGCCTGAATCAGGCATTGGTAAACGAGATTAGGCAGCTCAGGACACTTGAAGCCGCAATGAAGACCGACCGCTACAATTCGCTGACAGCAGAAGTAAACCGCCTAAAGGAGGCGACAAAGCAGACGACTAGCGCACTATCTAGCCAAGCTGCCGTAGCATCTTCATCGTCTGTCAACCTTAAAGGCCTTGCAGGCCAGTTCATAGGCGTTGCCGCAGCCGTTGGCGCTGTAAAGTCGGCTATAGGTGCCGCAAGTGAGTTCCAGAACCTAGAGAACCGTCTGCGCAGCACAGGGCTAGAGGGTGATGGGCTCAATAGCGTCATGGGCAAGCTGAAGCAATCGGCTGACGACACCAGAAGCTCATTTGCTGGAACCGTTGAGCTTTATTCCCGCCTCGCCATTTCGTCTTCCGAGCTTGGAGTAACTCAAACCGAGCTGATCGGCTTTACCAAGTCGCTGAACCAGGCGATTAGCCTTAGCGGTGCCTCTGCCGCCGAAGCACAGGCGGGCCTTATCCAGCTTTCGCAGGGCATGGCGAGCGGTAAACTAAGCGGCGACGAATTGCGCTCTGTGCTTGAGCAGTTGCCAGCCGTTGCAGATGTGATTTCCAGGCACATGGGAGTAACGCGTGGCGAGCTTAGACAGCTTGGCGCAGATGGCAAGATCAGTGCAAACGTGATTCTTGACGCGTTCAAAGAGGCGTCATCTAGGCTTGATGCTGATTTCAAAGGACAGGTAATCACTCTAGACCAGGCATTTACAATTCTTGGAAACAACGTAAAACAGGCTTTTGGTACAGAGCTAAGAAGCTCTCTAGAAGCGGCATCAGGGTTAATAATAACTCTAGCCGAAAATACTGATGAGCTTGTAATTGTCTCAAAGTCTCTTTTGGTGCCTATATCGGCAATAATTGCATTGAAATTTGCAACGTACCTAAAAGAAAGCCAGATAGCCATGCAACTAATGACCGTTGCAACGGCAAACGGGGCCACAGGGATGGCTGCATTTAGGAACGTTACACGAATGACCATCGGAACGATCGGCGGGCTTGTTGCAGCTCTTGGCGTTGCCTACTATGGGTATCAGAAAATAAACGAGGCTGCTAACAAAAGGCAAGCGGATGAAGAACAGGCCGCCAAAAGAAGGAATACCCAGGCCGCAGACGATTTGGTCGCAACGCTGAAACTTCAGCGCTCTAACCTTGAACAACAAAACAAGCTGACTGAATCATGGACTAACGAGCGCTATGTAAGGGAGCGAGAAACTAGGCTCAAGCAGATAAATAGCTTGAACGCTGAAATATTGAGAGCTGAAAAGCAAGCTAATGCGGCGCGAGCTGTTGAAAATGGAGTAAGCACAGAGGATTGGGTTTCTCAATTCAAAAAGAAAGTAGAAGCGGCTAAATCTATATCGTCTGGCAAAAGTGCTAAACCTGGAAAGGTTGACGAACTTCTGCCAGCTACCGACACGAAAAAAGTGCTAGAAGCAAACTATGCCTATTCGGAAATAACTACCCAAATAGATGAAATGTTTGCCACTCTTGGCATGACAGATAGGCAGCTGCAAATCCATAACCGCCTGCTGGAATATTCGGCGAAGATACCGCAGGATGCGAATAGCAAGGCGATGCTAGACACGTTTGAGCAGCAGCTAAACCTATACTATGACAAGATTGATGCCATCGCAAAGCAAAATGAAGTCCTTGAGCGTCAAAAGCAAATCCTGGACTCAATAAAGCGCACGGACTTCAACACCGCAATGGGTGATTTGGAGGCACTTTCGAAATCTGGCAAGATTTCGCCAGAAGGTCGCCAGGATTACCTCGTTTCCCAGAATCAAGAGCTATTTGCAGGCACGATAGAGGCACAGCAAGCCAATATCCGCTCATATGAGGAGATGTATAGCCGCATCGCAATGATGCGAGAAAGCAACGATATTTCCGAAGCAACGGCCTCCCAGATGCGCACGAAGGTCTGGGTGATGGAGAACGAAGAACGGTATCAAAATTACTCTACTATGATGGGTAATTTTGCGGTACTCTCGCAATCCACGAATAGCCACCTTGCACGGATTGGCCGTGCTTCTGCCGTTACACAGGCAACTATAGACGGAGTTCTTGGCGTTCAGAAAGCACTGGCAAGTGCACCGCCTCCTGTAAACTATGCTCTAGCCGCGTCCGTTGGTGTAGCAGCTGCTGCAAACGTGGCGAAGATCCAAGGCTTGCCAATGTTCGCTTTCGGTGGCGACTTTACCGTTGGCGGTACAGGCGGCACCGACTCGCAGACCGTTGCATTCCGGGCCACACCAGGCGAAAAGGTGACGGTAACGACCCCTGCGCAAGAGTCTAAGGCGGCCAAGGACGCGAAGGCCGGAGCTAGCCAGCAAGGCGCGGTTCGAATCGTCAATGTGCTTGACCCGTCTATCGTTGGCGACTACCTGAACACGCCCGAAGGTGAGACGGTTTTTGTAAATTTCATGCAGCGCAACCAGGACGCAATCAAAACATTAGTGATGGCATAGGCGGCTAAATGCAGTACGTTTTTCCTCTAAAATACACGAAGTTGACAGAACGGTTAGAGTGGAAAACGGACATCCATGAGGCCGTGGCTGGTGCTGAAGATGCTACCAAAGTGCGCGACGTACCCAGGCAGGTCTATAGCATTGAGGCCTTCGCAAGCGCTGACGACAAGGCCAGGGTTTTCAACCTGCTTTACTCTGGTCTGACATCTCAATGGGGCGTCCCTGTTTGGAGCGAGGAGACCTATATAGGGTCTATCTCCAGCGGTTCGCGTATTGACTTTGACACGACTTTCAAGGATTATCGCTCTGGAAGTCTTGCCATAATCTACACGAGCCCAGGCTCTTTCCAGGTCGTGACAGTCTCAGAGCTCACAGATACCTATATAACGACTTCGGAAGCCTTCAGCGCGTCTCAAAATGCCTTTATAGCCCCTTTGAGAATAGGGCATATAAAAGGCCGCTCTAGTCGCTCATTCAACCAGCGAGACGAGATTATTTCCATTTCCTTTGAGATGGATGACGCTCGCTTGCTTTCGCCTTCAGCGCCCGATACGCTTTTGGGATACGACCTGAACCTATACGGCGATGGGCTGCTAGAAGGCGACAGGGCCAGCGGCGAGTTCCAGACGCGGGACGATTCGGTAGATTTTGAGCTAGGCGCGGTGCAGCACGTCTATCAATGGGATCACTCAAAGGTTGTTTATCC